AGCTTTATCTTTAAACTCATCAGAATTATAATCTTCTAAATAGTCTAAAGGATTCTCATCCATGCTTGCTAGCAGGTTGTTAGCTAAGATTGCAGTTACATCAGGTCGTAGAATAATTTCTTGACCACCTTCCCGTACCAAAGGCAATAGTTGTGTAGCAATTACAGTGAGCTTTTCACGCTTATTAGCATTACTGTTCTCACCTAAATCTACATCCACAATCATATCCATGTGGTTAGGAAGTTTGGAAATATCTACATTTGCATACACACCTGTATAATCAGGAGTCATCGACTCTTTCATATTAACTCGCATTTCACGATACACACCTTCAGCTAAGCGCTTAAAGCCTGTCTCAGAGAATATACGTGCAATGTGTTGTATACGCTTTTGTGCAGCTGTCTGGGTCATTGCTAACTTAGTTTCAGAGTTACCTGACACATAAAGTTCATCATTAAGACCTTGAGCAGCTTTAGACATACCAGTGGCTTGTTCTTTATTTGTTTGCAAGTGCTGCAATAAAGGTACTGTGCCAGTACTGATAGTTTCCGGTTGCAACATAGCAACAGCACCTTGAGGGGCGCCATTGGTTGCGATAATATCTTTAGGCTTCATGTTCTGCAATGCAGAGAAGTCTACTACATTGGGATCAGCCAAACGAGGACTATAGTTTGTTAAGTAAGTATTCTCAACAAATCCTCTCAAAATAGCTGTAGATGCCAAAGTAGAACTACGTGTCATATCTGCTACAGATAATCCGTAGAATTCATAGGGTACTTCAAAGGGGCATATAGACGATAAGTTAATAGATGCCACATCTTCTTCAAATAGTATATGATATCCTGCCATAATGATATGCTTAAGTTCTGCAATACCATCACCATCTCGGTCTACCTTAACCCAACACTCAGTTACAGTGATAACTTGGTTAGCTTCTAATGTAGTAGTATTATCTCTATCATTAGTTGCGTGATATGACTGTCCTGTTACTTCTTTACGAGCAGCAATCTCTTCTGAGTATTCAGAAGTCCAGTTCTCATCACCTAAGTCATCCCAGTCTTTAATCTCACTAGCCATCTCTGGATATTCATTTCTAATCTCACTACGTGTAAGATCTATCTGAATACCTACAAATGTTGCATCATCGAGACTAGTTGCATCTCGACTAATACGAAATGATTCTTGTGGTATATTTTCAATCTTAACTCGGCTTAAATCAATCTTTTTCTTTAAGCGAACATCAGAATAGTAAACACCATCAGTCCTAGGAGAGATAAGCAACTCACCTGCAATCTCAACATTTTTATCACCAAGTTTCTCATCCAAGGCTTCTTGGCTAATTTCATCAAATTCTTCATATTCGTATCTAAAGTCTTCTACATAATCCCAACGGATAATTGCATTCTTCCAAAGTAATGAAGACTTAACCCACGTATTTAGTAATGACCAACCATTGTTCTTTTTAAACACACAATAGTTTACAACATCAGATGCTTCTCTTGCAGACTTTAAAGCAGCAGGAGTTTGATCGTAAGGTACAAACTTTGCAATCTTCTCATTGTTTAACATGAGATCAGATATTACAGCAAGGTACGCCTCTATTGTCTCAGTAGTATCTGATGACACAATTCCAGAAACACCTTCAGGTGATAAATGCCCTAATGGTAAACCTGCATATTCGTAGGTTGCCATCTTTCTTTCACGCGTTAGGTCAGATGAGTTGAGCCAAGTCCCTGTAGAACCTTTTACTCCACTCTCGATTAGAGCTACTAGCTCATCATCGTCTACCTTCTCAAACTTCTTCTTCGCCATATTCTATCTCCGAGATTAGGCCATACAAACTATCATTGGATATTTGAGGTTATTTTCGATAAGTATCTATTTTATACTTACCAGATTTTTCGTTCTTAGCACTACGGGCTACCCTAGCTTTATAAACTTTTCCGTAGGCTTCTTTGTTACTACCAGTTGGATCTGCTTCATTTGGTTTAGGCTTTACGTATGCTGTACTCATTTTAGTGCCTCTACAGTTTCAATTACTTCTAATTGTTGTAGAGCCGCTGTTAGTTCTTCATCTGTTAAATCTTTAACTTCAACAGTTGTTTGAACCACATCTCTACGAGTAAGTTTAGGTGCTTCATATTCAGCCACAAGAGAGGCTAAACGTCCAGCTTCTGCATCATCACCTGACTGCATGGCCTTAACCATGAGTAGCTTTAACACATCTAAACCTTTAGGGGCTTGTCCAGATACTTCGTATCCGATAGAATCTAGGGCCTTAACGAAGAGACCTAGCTCTTTGATCTCTGCTCTGCGTTTAGCTTTAGTAGCTTGACTCTTTTCTCTTGCTTCTATAGATGATGCTCTATCTCGAAACAATACTAAGTTCTCACCTCCGGGGTGGGCCATAGCTCTTTTTTGCCCATCGGTGAGATTCTCAGCATGTTCCTCTGGGGTAACAGGTACGTACTTAGGATACGAATTGGTCCCCGGAACTTTTAAATCTTCTTTATCAATCTTTTTTGGCTTCTTAGGTTTATCGCTCATCTTCTTCTCTCAGGCTCTATAGCCAATGTGAATCATTATTGTACATAGTGCCTTTTTGTTTCCAAGACACTCTGTTACCAGCTAGTTTATCAGCATGAGTTCTTAACACTTCTAAGCCTATTGCTACTGCAATAACTGTGTCATCATGACAACCGGGTAACGCACCTGTGGAACCATTCTCATTAGACACATAAGATTTAAGTTCTGATATCATGTGTTTACTGGGTAACCCTATGTCTTCATCTTCAATAGCTCTCTTCAAATAACCTATAATCATAGGTTTAGAGGCACTAGTAGTTCTGAATCCAGGTCTATCACCTTCAGTATTATCCATATTAGCAGCTTTAGTCTGATAATATAAATTCACATAATTCATTTGCTTTAATCTGTTTAGGGTGGCAATACCCATAGAGTTAGACTCTACAGCTAGCAGGGCATTATTGAAATACCTGCCTAGGTAGAATAACACATCTCCGAATAACGATGGATCAACTCTATTGTTCCTATACATAGCTATAACTTGACGATCTGTGTCCATCACAGTAGCTGTTGAATAGTCTTGGCCTACCCCTAGGGATACATCTGCCGACACAATATAGTTGGACTCCCAATCGGGGTACTGCCACAACTCTAAACTACCTTCTCTGCCTTCATCAAATGCACCCGCTTGTAAGTTAAATACTCGGGTGGATATAGGCGTAGATGGTAACAATTTATTAACAACTTCAGGATCAAATACAGATGATCCAGATACTAAAAAGGCTTCTTCAGGATTAGCAGGATACTCTTGCTTAAACTTTAAAGCACCCCCTTCTGCAATCTTAAGACGTCTCCAATACATTTGATCATTATTTAATTCATAATCATCTTTATATTTTTCTTCATCTAGATCTAATTCAAAAGCAGTAGGAGCTTCTCTTGTATATTCTGGAGTTAAGAACCAAGGAATAAATACAGGTATGTACTCATTCTCTCCAGCCATAGCTCCTCTAAATAATCTATGGAACTCACCTGTAGCACCATTAGCAGTAGATTCTACAATAACTTCAGTACCATCTGCTTGACTTATCCCTTGGAATAATCCAGCTAGTATTTTCTCATCATGAGTCCAAAAGGCTACTTCTGACAAATGAGCAATAGTAGGTGTTGTACCTCTTCCTGCTTCAGGTGATCCAGCAGTATATAATCGATACCCTGAACTATTGTGTTCAAACTGTATCTCTCTGCTGTTACCTTTAGATAAGGCAATCTTAACATCCATATTCTGAATGATATTCTTACCCATAGTAAATAGAGCTTCAGAAGTTGGCCCATCATGAGCCATTACTACAGACCTAGTATGTGGCATGTAATATGTCTTCCAAAACACTCTAGCTGCACAATAGGTACTAATGCCCTGTTGTCTAGCTTTTAAAATAATAGCCCTAACTTTACCAGTAGACTTAAGTTGCTCTTCTAATTTATCATTAATTAATTGTTGAGCAGCATTAAGTTTAAAGGACACAAATCCTAGGGCACTATCTTTAGTAATAATTTTAACTTCAGCTTCAGCAAACTTAGCAAAATCACTCTTAAACATCTCTTGCTTTTGTCTTCTTAACTGTTCTTTCTTTAAGTTTAACTTCTCTAAGTTAGAGATAGTAACTACTTCATTAGCCATCTTAGCCTCTTCATCTGATCAATATTCTTTAAGGGGGCTATGAAAAGTAGGACTATAACGCCAAGGAGGGGAAGTGATCAAACGTTATAGTCCTTTAAGGGTGCTATAAAATCGACATACCCACGTCGAAAAAATTAAAAAATAATTTAGGTATTCCTACATTGAATGTGGGTAATTGGTGGGTGCCCCTCTGTCGGGTGGTGATATATGGGGAGAATGTTAGGGCATGGAGGTTTTATGGGTTTTTAGGGGGCTTCTTGTCTTATGCGGGATAGGTACAGTGAGGGGGGGAGGGGTACCCGTTTGTTTCGGGCCTCCCCCCCGTTGTCCCTGCTTCGGCTGGGCTTCGTTGTTTCGTCCTCTCCATTATTGGCTTTGGCCAGTACTTGTGTACACTTGTATACAAGCTATTGTTGGAGATTTATTATGAACACAGTATCAGCAGTATGCAGTCAAGTAGAGTTTCACTCTTACTTCGTTAATCGTACAGTTCTAGGTATTTATGGACAGTATGTTAGTGTAGTTGATAGTGAGACTATTTGTCGCAGAGGTGAGGAGATGGTCGCTGTTAATACCGAGTCCGTTGCTATGGATAAGGTTAATGGAGAGCTTTACTACAAGCACCTCTGTCATTTCAGGACTAAGGATCAACATGCTAGTTATACTCTAGATGATGATGACTTTGACTTGGATGATGATCTACTTGATCTTGGTATGATGTTTTAGTTCATGTCTCCCCTTTAATTAGGGGAGTCAATAATAGAGAGGATGAGGCAGTTTTTTAATTAATTAGTAAGGAGAATAACATTTACATAGTGAAAGTCTACAAGGATAACAGCGAAACCTTCACAGGCAAGTTGTTTAACACCCACGGATCAGCAGCTCTACACTATATGGAACTGTTGATTAAGTATGGTGTAGAGGAAGGACATGGCAGCATAGGTCGGTTAATACCCGGCATCCGTGTTGATATGCCTGAACTCATAGCTATTTAATTAGTTCTTTTAAAGGGCCTCAAGAGTACGAGGTCTTTCATAAAGCACTGATGCTTTAAAGGAGGTCCTATGGATCTAGCAATGAAGACTCGCTATTTCAGTGAGGCTAAGTACCATCTTGGAGAACGCAAGATGTCCAAGACCCGAGCTTCTGCTTGGATCAAAAACCTTGCCACACGTGAAGTAAGACGTAATGGTAAGTTGATTCTTAAATACGAGGTGTATTATGCCTAGAAGAAATAAAGGCTTAAGTCCGGTGGACTTTTGCTTAGTATTAGGGTGTTCAATCACTCTAATCTTAGTGTTAGGCTTCGGCTTAGCTAAATTCCTGCACGACTTTGATAAAGAGCGTGTAGAGTGGGACTTGCAGAATATCTGCATAGCTCACCACATCCGTCTGGGTGTGGAACGTAGCGATATCTACCGCGACGGGGAAACCTGTCGTGTGGAGAGGTGGCGTTAAGTCCCTCTCTTTTTCTTATAAATAAATAAATGAGGTTAACATGATTAAATTTGAACAGATGGCTAAACAAGCTAGTGAGCTAGGTTGGATTATTATTACCCTCGAGGAGCACGGGGAAAATGCTGAACCTTCCATTATAGATTATCATTGTGAGCATAACAACTTTTGGGAGATGCTGTGCGAATACAGGGATCAGCATAATTGTAAGAGTTATGCACCAATAATCTCGGAAAGAGATTTATGTGCTCTAGCCCAGAAAGCTAAAGCTGACCCAAGTCTAAATGAAGAACTACACTCTGCATTTGTAGAGGAGGAGTATGTATGAATATAATAAAACGAATAAGTTATGTCCCATCCCAGGACGAAGAGTTAGACGGATACTACCTGGATCCTGTAGTAGTCTCTAACAAAGAGGAAGTAAACTGGTTGGCGTTAACAACGCCTCATGGGTACTTAAAATTCAGGGGTTATGGTTGGCGTATCTGGTTACTTAACCTATATATGTGGACTCATTACCATTTGCCATGGACTTGGAAGCACGATTAGTTAGAGTCCTTGTAAAAACCCTGTGGCAGGGGTTTTTGCGAGACACTCTGTCTCATAACTAAATAAATGAATGAGGTATTATCATGTTTACAACTAAAAACAACAACGCTGCTACACGTACATCATTACCTGTAGTATTAACAGGCTTTGAGCATGACCCACATACAGGTGGTGGTCATGGTAGCCTATACGCCTTCTGTGCCGATGGTACTAGACGGACTTGTCGTATTAATCGATGTGAGTCTATACAGTATGCTCGTGAACTGTATGCTGTCTTACGTAACTCTGTAGGTAAGAGATTAACCTTTTCCGCTGCTGGTGGAAATGACCCTCGGACTTGGTTCTTTGATGTTAAAGTCATTGAAGATCCAACACCTCCTGTGTATGATGACACTCCTGACTTTGTACATGGCATGAAGGTAGAGGAAGAGCCTTTTGACCTTGGCTCAGTGGGGTATGACGACGATCTTACTGATTACGAGCTAGGTATGCCGTATGAGGATGAGTTCACTCACTTCAAGTTGTCTGATTTTGAGCCTAGCCAGCCTGATGAAATGGAAAAGGTAGATGCAGATATAGGGTTTCTCATACGTGATGAGATGGCTAGGGAAAATCTAGTAGGGGATGATGACGAACCCTTTGACCCTGCACATATAAGTCCTGACTGGGTAGACTATCAGGATCGTGATGAATTGTCACGCGAAGATGGGATGATCAGTGTGGAGTCTTCTATCCATGTTGTTAGGTTGTTAGCTACACTCAATAAGTATATGGAGTCCTCCACTACTAGCTTGTTTGAATGGATGGATCTCCGGGAATCTCTAAGGCTACAGCGTAGGTTGATGGAGAGTCGTGGTGATTATGAGCTAACAGAGCTTATAGTGGAGAAGGTGGGTGAGATTACTGGCGCAATAACGTCGCGTAAGTAATTGCTAGGGGTTGAACCAAGGAAGGTTAAACCACCGGAAGTTAAACCAGAGGAGCTTAAACCAGAAGATGCTAAAAGGGATAATGCCAGACCACCCCATGTTCCCCGTGGGTATCTGGATAGCACCCTAGAAGGAGGGGGCCTTCCCTTTAATTAACCTTAGGGTAATCTAAGGGTAAACATACATAGTTTATTCTTATATATACCCTATAATATTAATATAACATTAATAAGGAGACCATCATGGTCAATTTTGATGAATACGTTAATAGCGTAGAAGATAAGTCTAGACAGCTTTATGGCCTAGACAGTGCTATGGCACAAAAGATAAGGGATGACCTTGATTCAAAGAGTATAACCCTAGAGGAGATGAAAGACATAGTGATTCTTTATCAAATCAACTATGGAGTAGACTTAGGAGATTGCTAAGTTATCTTGAACGTCGATTTCTTGGCTGAAAGGCTAGGAATCGACCCACATTCACTGGGTTTTGAGGGAGACGAAAAACAATCCCCTCAAGGCCCTCAAATATCCCCTCAAGACCCAAAATATATCAGAATATATCAGAATATCCTGATACTGCGGTTAGATTATACATGAATTCCCCTCAAGTATATCTCACCTATATA